AGGCCGGCGAACAGATTCAGCCGAACCAGAGCGGCAAGGCGGTCGAGCTGATTCAGCAGCGGCTGGACATGCAGGTCTACATCTACATGAGCAACATGGCGAAGGCCATGAAGCGCAGCGGCGAAATCTGGCTGTCGATGAAGCGCGACACCGCGGTCGAGGAGCGGCGCCCCACCAAGACGGTGGGCGTAGACGGCCAGGCCGGACAGGTGGTGCTGAACGAGCCGGCGTGGGACGAGGACAAGGGGCAGGAGGTGCTGCGCCTGGACATCAGCAAGGCCAAGCACGACGTCGTGGTCGACGTGGGCCCGTCGTCCACCTCGCAACGCTCGGCCATCGTGCGGGCACTGACCGGCATTGCCACCATCGCCACCGACCCGCAGACGCAGCAGGCGCTGATCATGTCGGTCATCTCCAACCTCGAAGGCGAAGGCCTCAAGCCGCTGCGCGACTGGGCGCACATGCAGTGCGTCAAGATGGGCCTGATCAAGCCGACCGACGAGGAAACCAAGGAACTGGCCGACGCCGCCCAGGCGCAGCAGCCGGACCCGCAGGCCGTCTACCTTGAAGCCGAGGCGGGCAAGGCCCAGGCCCTGGCCATCAAGGCGCGCGCCGACACCGCGAAGGTGGCCGCCGAGACGGAGAAGACCAAGGCCGACACCGCGGCAACGCTGGCCGGCATCGGGCAGACCGACCGGCAGCAGGCCATCGACGCGATTGCCGCCTTCCAGCGCGCTGCGACGCCGCCGGGCGCGCAAGGCCTGTGAACGTAGACGCCACGAACGTGCAAATTCTTTGTATGATCGCGCCTGCCACGACTACGTGAGAAGCCCATGACCGTTGAAGTCTTCAACCCCCCCGCCGACGACCTGACCGACGACGCGCCCACCGATGAAGTGGGCGTGACGACCGAAGAAGTGCCGGCAGATGATGCGCCGCCAGACGGTGCGCCAGAGGGTGAAGAAGCGGCGGCGGATGGTGATGCTGGTGATGAGGTGGTTGTCACCATCGGTGACGAAACCCCGCCGACCGAAGAAGACGAGCGCCGGGCGCCGGCATGGCTGCGCGACCTGCGCCAGCAAAACCGCAGCCTGGTGCGCCGCACGCGGGAGCTTGAAGCGCAACTGAAGCAGACGCAGCCCGCGCCGGCTCTGGTGGAGGTGGGCGCAAAGCCTTCGCTAGCCGCCTGTGACTTCGATGAAGACCGCTTCGCGGCCGAGTTGGAATCGTGGCACGACCGCAAGGCGAAGGCCGAACAGCAGACCCGAGAGGCGCAGCGCGCCCAGGTGCAGGCGGCCGAAGCCTGGCAGAAGCGGCTGGGCGAGTACGAGAAGCAGAAGGCCGCGCTCAAGGTGCCTGGCCTGGCTGCCGCCGAGGAAACATGCCGCGACGTGTTCAGCGTCACGCAGCAGGCGCTGATCATCAAGGCCTGCAAGCAGCCGGCGCTGATGGTGGCCGCGCTGGGGCTGAACGAGAAGGAAGCCCGGCGCCTGGCGGGCATCACCGATCCGGTGGAGTTCACGGCAGAGCTGGTGAGGACCGAGATGCAAGTCAAGACCCAATCCCGCAAGCCGCCGCCGCCCGAGAAGCCGGTGCCGCGAAGCAGCGTCAGTGGCGCGGCTGCGGTGGATTCGACCCTGGCCAAGCTGCAGGAGAAGGCCGCCAAGACCGGCGACCGCACGGAAGTCGTGCGCTACCTGCAGGGCAAACGACAGGCCGCGTAACGGCCTGGGGCCGCGCACCATACGCGCAAGGAATCGCCCACCTGACGGGCAGTTGAAAGCGGCCACCGTCCGGCCCTGAGGGACGAGCAAAGCCACGCGGGTTCACGCCCGTGCGTCCTACCTCGTTCATTCTTCAGGAGCCATCATGGCAACCGCATTCAGCCAACAGGAAACCGTCCTCTTTGACAAGCTCATGGCCGGCTTCGATGACGGCCTCGTCGTCGCCAAGCAAGTCACCGTCACCAACCTCGACCCCGTGCTGCTGGAGCGCAGCCAGGGCACGCAGTTCTGGCGCCCGCAGCCCTACATCAGCACCACGGTGGACGGCAACGCCGGCACCGACATCTCTGCCTCGTTCACCGACGTGACCCAGCTCAGCGTGCCGCTGGGCCTGGGCTACAACAAAGCGGTTCCGTGGCAGATGACCGGCAACGACCTGAACGACCCGATGCAGCGCGACCGGAAGTACTCCAGCGCCCTGCAGGCCCTGGCCACGCAGATCAACATCTCGTGCGCCAACGTGGCCAGCCTCTACGGCTCGCTGGTGGTCAAACGCACCTCGGCAGCTTCGGGCTTCGACGACCTGGCCGCGGCCGATTCGATGATGCTGGAGCAGGGCCTGGTAGGCGACGCGATCCGCCGCGTGTCCGTGCTGCATGCCCGGGACTACAACAGCATGGCCAGCTCCCTGGCCAAGCCGCAGACCTCGGCGAACAGCAAGGTGAACCCCGCCTATGAGCGCGGGTACGTGGGCAACGTGTCCGGCTTCGACACCTACAAGGCCGACTACACGTACAACCTGACCGCCAAGGCCGGCGTGACGGTCACGGTGTCGTCTGCCAACCAGCGGTGGGTGCCCAAGGCCACCAGCACGGCCAGCTCGGGCGAAGTGCAGAACGTCGACAACCGCTTTCAAGTGCTGCCCATCGCGGTGACCTCGGGCACGGTGAAGGTGGGCGACTGCTTCACCATTGCGGGCGTCAACGCGGTGCACCACATCACCAAGGCCGACACCGGGCAGCTGAAGACCTTCCGGATCACGGCCATCGTGACCGGCGCGGGCGGCACCGGCACCGTGCAGATTACCCCCCCGATCATCGCGGCCGATTCGAGCCCGACGCAGCCCGAGCTGGAATACAAGAACGTGACCGCGACGCCCGCCAACGGTGCCGCCATCACCTTCCTGAACACCACCACGGGCAACGTGGCGCCGTTCTTCGACACCCGCGCGATTGAGCTGCTGCCCGGCCGCCAGGGCATGGACGAGACGCTGATGTCGGCCGGTGCTGCCGCCATGCGCGCCACCACCGAGCTTGGCGTGGAGTGCGTCCTGTACAAGTGGTTCGACATCAAGAAGAAGATGTTCCTGTACCGCGCGGACGCCCGCTGGGGCGTGGGCTGCACGAATCCAGAAATGGCGGGCGTACTTTTGTTTAGTCAGGCCTGATTTTGGGCTGAGTGGGGCCGGCTTTCGGGCTGGCCCCTGTCTGAACAACAGGAGCCGCGATGGATCGATTCCCCCTGATGCTGTACCGCGCCGGCCGAGAGGTGGCGACGGACAGCGGCCCGATGGATGTGCACGTCGTCGCCGATGCCGACGCGCTGGCGGCTGCGCTGGCCGATGGCTGGCACGAGACGTCGCCGGCTGCGGCCGAGGCGGTGCGTGCCGTGCTGGTCGACGCCACGCCAGATCAGGCGCCGTCAGACGACGCGCCGCCCACGCGCGCCGAACTGGAACAGAAGGCGGCCGAATTGGGCATCAAGATTGATGGCCGATGGAGCGAAAAGCGCATCGCTTCCGCCATCGCTGAGAAGTTGCAAGGCTGACCATGTGGACGAAAGCCCGCCTGGTCTCTGACGCCTTCGGGGAGCTGGCCCTGGCCGGGCATGTCTTCGACATCGAGCCCGAGGAGCAGCAGGCCGCCCTGCGCCGCCTGGAGGCCCTGATGGGCAACTGGGAAGGCCGCGGCATCACGCTGGGGTACGCCTTCGGCGGCAACCCCGAGGGCATCGACGCGGACGTCGACTCGGGCCTGCAGGCTGACGCAGTGCTGCCCGTGGTGCTGCACCTGGCCAAGTCCATCGCGGGCGGGTTCGGCAAGCAGCTGAGCCAGCAGCAGTCGGACGACGCGCGGGCGATGTTTCAGGTGCTCACCGCCCGTGCCGCGTTCCCGCCCCAGCAGCAGCTGCCCGGCACGCTGCCGCGCGGCGCCGGCAACAAGCCGTGGCGCACCTCGCGCCCCTTCGTGCCGCAGCCCAACACCTCCCCGCTGGGCATCAATGCCGGCGATGACCTGACGATTGCGAGGAACTGACATGGCGGCCATCGACAGGCTGAATCAGAGCGACATCGGAACGGCGGACAGTCTGCCGTTCTACTCCGCCACCGCGGGCGCTGACCGGCGCACCAGCGTCTCGCAGCTGGCCGAGGTGCTGCAGTCCGAGATGGCGGTGAACGGCCCGGTGCAGCAGTTCGCCGCGCCCAGCGCGACCGGCTTCAGCGTGACCATCGCGCCGCCCACGACGGGCGCGTCGGTGTGGCTGATCCTGACCCCTGTGGCCGACTACGCGGCCGGCACCATCGTCCTGCCCTCGGGCCCGGTGGATGGGCAGGAGGTGCTGGTCAACAGCACGCAGTCCGTCACCACGCTGACCGTCAGCGGCAACGGGTCGACGGTGACCGGCGCGCCCACCACGCTGGCCGCCAATGCCTTCTTCCGCCTGAAGTACTGCGCGGTGTTGTCCACCTTTTACAGGGTTGCCTGATCATGACTGTCGCCTCCCCCTTCCGCCCCGCACGCGGGAAGAACCAAAGGCAAACCGCGACGACCACCAGCGCCAGCTACAGTATCGGCATTGGCGAAAAGTCGGTTCGGTTTCTGAACGCTGGCACTGTTGTGGTGTACGTCCGCACGGGCCGCATCGGCGCCAGCTATGACGGCGCGACGGTAGTTGCCACTAACGCAGATACCCCTGTTGGGCCTGCCGGTTCGGCGTCGTCGGTGCTGGTGATTGAGAAGCCGGCCGAGCATGACACCGTGGCAGTGCTGGCTGACTCGACAACCGCTGTCATCAACTTTCAACCCGGTGAAGGGGGCATGTAATGCCGAACTACACAAGCATTGCGGCCGGATCAACGGCGACCGTCAGCCTTCCTGCGGGCTCGACCCTGAAGGTGTCGGGCAGCGGCACCGCGCAGATCGTGCCGCCTGGCGTGCCGGGCACCGACAACGCGCAGCGCGCCGTGCTGGGCGAACTGTCGTTCGGCCCGCACCTTGTGGCTTGCTCGGTGTCCGTTGTGGCCGGCTCAAGCGGTGCGCGCTACTACACGATGGCGGCGGGTGATGCTGTCCCGGCTGGGGCGGGGCAATCCGCTGCCGGCCCGCTGAGTTCGGACGCGCTGCAAGCCCTGGCGTCAGGGGCTAGGAAACCGACCTGCGTGCTGCTGGGCGACAGCCGCTGGGCGCAGGGCTGGAGTTCAAGCGCGACGAACGTCGGCCGCTACCAAGAGGGCGCCTTCCATCAAGCGAACGCGCTGAGCGGCAACCGCTTCAAGGTGCTGAACGAAGCCAGCACCGGCGGGCACACGCTCACCGACATGCTGGCCCGCGTGCAGGCGGATGTCATCGCCTACGCGCCGCGCTACTGCTTCGTCAAGGGCGGAATCAACTCGCTGCAATCGCAGTACGCGGGCCTGAGCGCGGCGGCGAACTACGCGGCGACCGTGGCCGACATGACCGCGCTCATCACCACGCTGAAGAACGCCGGCATCATCCCTGTGATCGGCACGGAGGGCAGCAAGGGCAATCCGGCTGCGGCGGTTGTGGCGGCGACCATCGCCTACAACG